TAAACTGAATAAACAGTTTGGTGGATCTGCTCCTGTTATGTCTACAGATATTGGATCTGCTAGAGAAAAGGTTGCTAATGTTGAAAAAGCATTGGCAGAACCAGCATTCCAAAAGTCTCCTATTTATAAAGAGACTGCAGAATTCTATAATGCTTATAAGTCTGTAGAAAAGTCATTGCAAGAACTTAGATCAACCGCAACACCTAATATAGGTGGAGGTTTTTGGTACGCTAGGGAACAGGCTAAAAATCTTAACAACTTAGCGACAAGACTAATGATTCAAAATCCAGCATTTTCTCGCATGTACTATGGAGTATTTGCTTCACTATTGAAGGTAGAGGAATAAATTGGCAGAGAACACAGGACCATCATACTCATCAACTCCTAGGGCTAGTATAAACTACGAGGGTTCATTTGAGTTAAAGTCAAACCTTTTTGCTAATCCTGCTGCTTACTCTTATGCAATTAGAGATTATGTAAATAACTGGAGAGCAGAAGCAAGTCCAGTTACTGGTTTTGTTAATAAACTAGATTACATTCAAGCGCTTCTTCGTGCAACTGGGGCATCCAAAGACACTACACCTCGTGGTGTAATCGGTAATGATGATGCTAAGGCTATGCAAGAAGTATCTAGAGTGGCTATGCAGAACAACATCTTCTTCTTAGATGCTCTTCAAGAATTATACAAAAATAAGAATGCAGGAAGCGCTGCTGTTAGCAAGCAAGTTGCTACATCTATTCGTTTAATAGACCCTACAGATGCTAAGGCTAGCCTATCAGATGCTTACTACAAAGCATTCGGAGCCTTTCCTAGCCAAGATCAGATCAACAAATATATGGATCTATATAACGCTGAGGCTAAGCGTCAAAAGACTAAGACTATTACTACAACTACTGGTGGTACAGTAAGTACTAGTAGCACAGTTACTGAGGGTGAAGGTTTTACCGAGAAGGAACAACAACAATTCCTATCTGACTATTTAGTAAAGAACTACAACATGACATCTAGTGAAAATCTTGGTGGTCAAGCAAAGAGTATTTATGATGCTATTGTAAATACATATGCTGCTAACTATCTAGATGAGCCTGATTTTGCTAAAGTATCTAGCGTAATTAAAGATGTTCTCAGTTCATCTGATGATACTGTTGCTAGTCAAAAACTAAATGACTTCTTACAACAAGGTCGTAAAGTTGCAGCAAAACAATGGTTAGGTCTTGAAAAAGAATTGCTTGCTGGCGAGAATATCGCCACTTATACAGCGCCTTTGGCCAAGTCATTAACTAAACTGTTTGGTAGAACTGTAGATGTAAATGATCCTTTAATCAAGAAGGCTATTAACTTTAAGGATGATAAGGGCGTTTATAGAATGATGAATGATATAGAATTAAATCAAGCCGCTGAAGCAGATCCTAGATTTGCAACTAGTTCTACAGCAATCAATAAGTCTATCAGTCTTGCAGATACTATTGCATCTAAGTTAGGACAATAATGGTACAGACCGCTAATCAAAGAGAAGGCAGAGTAACCACTCCTGCAACTCCTGCACCAAAGCCAGTTGCCACACCTAAGCCTAAGGCCGCTGCTATTCCAGCACCTAAGACATCTGCTCAGATAGCACTTGATGCACAAAAGATTTTAGACCAGGTAAATGTTGGTGCTGCTAAACTTGCAGGATTTGAAACCATTCTTGCTACCATGGCAAAGGGTGCTGGTGTATCGATTGATGCATCTGGAAAAATTGTACCAGTAACTGTTGTATCTAGTTCTTATTCAGGTGTAGGTAAAGATCGAACAAGAACTGACAAGATGTCAAATGGCGACATTAGAACATTTTCTGATCCAGATCCTAATTATCAAGAACCAGTAACTGGAACTACTAATGTACAAGCATTAAAGGCTATTCTAAAAGGTAGAGGAATACCAACAACTTTAGTAGATAACTCAGCAACATTTTTAACAGAACTTTCAAAAGAAGGTTTAGATGAAGAGGCTATTGCCGAAATCTATTTAAACAGCAAAGATTATACAACTAAAGCAGGAACCACAATAACATCACCATTTTATAGTGCCTATGGTTTCTATAATGATGGATTGACTGATAAGTATACGGCTGCTCAATTGTACCAAACTGTAGAGGGTTATAAGGCTGCTGCTACTAAGTTTGATTTAAACCCTAAGTTTACAAGTACTGACTTTATCCAAAAGTATCTTAAGAATGGTCTTAGCGTAAAGGCATTTAATGACAATGCTAACAAGGCTCGTCTAGCAGATATAACTGCTGATTCAGCAACTAAGACAGCCCTTGAAACATTAGGATTTATTAAGCCAGGTCAGGGATTGACTGACTTTTTCTTAGATCCAGATGTCGGTATTGAGAAGATGCAAGAGAATGTAAATACTGCAGCATTAACAGTAGAGGCTGTTCGCCGTGCTAATGCTGGTATCGTAGTAACACCTGAAAACTTAAAGAAATATGGCGCTGCTCTTACTGCTCAAGGATTAAGTGAAGGTCAAGTTGCTGGCGTTGCTTCTAAGGGATACCAAAATGTAGCAGCAAGTTTACAGCCAATGACTAAACTTTCAGATATCTATAACCAACCTGCTGGTAAGACAAAGACTGATATCCAAACAGAACTTGAACAACAGGAGTTCCAAGGTATTGAGTCTAACCTACAAAAGCGATTGACTGAACAAGAAATCATGGCATTCAATGCCAGATCAGGATTAACAAGTCAATCACTAAGCAGCAGATCAATCGCTGGTCAAATATAACTAGATTCCCGACATGGAGCCATCGGTCCATGCGGTGTATAAAACCGACAGTATGAGCCAATATAGATCCCCCTATCTACATTGAGGCATGCGCTAACTACTAGAAAAGGGAGAAGTTGCTATGAGCAACAACCGTGATAACTACTGGGATGATGAAGAAGAAGATGACGACGTAACAGTCACATCATTTGATTCAGATACAGACCTTGTAAAGAAACTGCGCAGAGATCTAAAGATTGCGCAAAAGAAGAACAAGGAACTGGAGTCCACCTTAGGTGAACTTAGTAAGTCCCAAAGAGAGCGGGTTTTGAAGGATGTATTTGCATCCCGTGGCGTAAACCCAAAAGTCGCCGCTTTTGTACCAAATGATTTAGATGCTTCGGAAGAAGCGATTTCCCAATGGATTGAAAATAACGCTGATGTATTCGGTGTACAAGTTCAACCTAAAAAGGAAGTAGATTCTAAAGATGTCGCAAACTTGCGACAGATGGACAATGTTACGACAGGGGCTTTATCCCCCGATAAGGCGGAAGACATGAGTATTCGTATTCAGTCTGCACAATCTGCTGATGACATTCTAAACTTAATCTACGGTTCACAATCGTAGTAATTTCACACTAACCGAAAGGATCTAGGCAAATGCCAGATTTATATACCTCGGCTGCGTTGCCTTCAGGGCAAAGCGGCACCGTGGTTGGTGCTAACCTTGTAACACAAGCGTATGATCGTCTTGTAGAGTTCGCTCTACGTTCAACACCTTCATTCCGTGCTATTGCTGACAAAAAGGTTGGAAACCAAACTCACGCTGGTTCAAGCATTCTATTCCAGATTTACAATGACTTGGCCTCAAAGACTTCTACACTAACTGAAACAGTTGACGTAGAAGCAGTAGCAGTACCTGCTACAACAACAATTGCCGTAACTCTAAATGAGTACGGTAACTCAATCGTTTCAACTCGCAAGTTGGACCTATTCTCTCTAGCAGACGTAGAGCCAGCACTTGCAAACATCCTTGCTTACAACATGAACGACTCACTTGATGATGTTATCAAGAACGTTCTTGCTGGTGGTACAAAGGTAATCCGTGAGATCGCTGGAGCAATCTCAACCGCTGCTGTAACTGGTGTATCTGCAACAGATACTATCAAGGCAAAGGATATCCGCTACGTAGTAGCAAAGATGCGTGCAGCAAACGTAGTTCCACGTCGTGGATCACTATTTGCTTCATACATCCACCCAGAAGTTTCACACGACCTTCGTGCAGAAACAGGAACCGCTTCATGGCGTCAACCACACGAGTATGTAGATCCAGCAGGCATCTACGCAGGTGAGATCGGAACTTTTGAAGGCGTTGCTTTCATTGAGTCTCCACGTCTACCTAACTCACAGGCTGGTGCTGGTTCAGGTACAACACAAACTCGTGTATACGAT